TACTTGCTCAGGTCGCCATCGCCGTCGCAGTAGTCCACCGCCCAGGTCCACAGGTCCACCAGAATCCCGATGGCCTCGTGTCGCCCGATCCCCATCGCCTTGGCGAATCGGGCCACCTTGGGGTGACGGGTCAGTGAGCAGTCCAGTCGTATCCATGTCATTGCCATTCCTCCTATCAACGATAGTTAATCATATCCATATCCACGCTTGGCCCCAGCCGGAACCTGCACCCGCGTGCGTTCACCGTCCAGGTCATCCAGGCGCTGGAACACCTCAGCGATGATCTCCGAGAACTGCTCATGCTCGGCCATGATCATGCTGCTTTGCTCATCCCAGCGGACCACGAAATCATCAAGCTGATCCACCCGCGAATCAATGTCCCGAAGCTCATCTTCAGCACCCTGCACGCTGTGTAGGTTTGATTCCACAAACACAATGCGTTCCTTTAGCACGTCCAGGTCACCCTTGATGCGGTCAAGGTCCACGGTGCTGGTAGACGCCGCCACCTGTTCCTCAAGCCGCGTGATGCGTTCCAGTTGGAACGGCCCATCTCGGGTGGCCTCATCCAGTTGCATCCGCAGGGCATCAAGCTGGTCATGCCTGACCGCCTGATCCATCTGCTCATGCAGGGCCATCACATCGGCCTGGGTCTGTTCGTACGTACTCAGGAACTGCACAGCCCCGACCAGCACCGACACGGCCACCCCGATGTTCGCAAACACCAGAGAAGCCGCGCCCTTGTGCTGGCGCAGTACGTTGATCATCGCGACATCCTGACGGGTGACGGCTCACCCATATCATAATCGCAATCAGCCTTCGGGCTGTGATTCTGCTTGCTCGGGGTCATCAAAGCCTGGAAGGTCATTGATGGTGCCACCGGCTTCTAGATGCGACTCAATCGCTACGGCCCGCTCTGCCGCCTGGTTGCCCGCAATGGGCAGTTCCTTGGCGTGACGGGTCAAGACCGTCTTCCTGACCATCCTCGGCCATGCCAGCGGGTCACGCCACGGGCTATCAGCGGCGTTCTTGCCTGGTGACATCGCTTCAGCGGTGTCAAGCTCGGCCCTGCTCATCACCTCGAACGTGGTCAGGCCATTGGGCGTGGTCGCGATGCTGTACGCATGGCGCACCAGTCCATTCATCACCTGTTCAACGGCGGCGGGTGTGGCCTGGTCACCCAGTTCCTGAATCACGCTCAGCCGTACATTGTCATCAGGGCGGTGGCGTAAGGTCTGTTCGGACCCCTCAGCCCATTCCCACGGCTCACCTTCGTAGTGCAACCTGGTCTTAATCGTCAGGCCGGATCGCCCCAGCAAACTTACCCATCCTTTGTAGCCAATCACCGGCACAGCGTCCACCTGGTCGGTTCCCGATTGTCGGCTCAGCTTTGAGTTCTTGAACGGCAGAATCCATAACTGACCGGCGGCCCCTATCGGCAGGCCAAGCTCAAGGCTGACCTGGACACACCGCCACAACGTCAGGCGTCGGCACTCCAAGACCCTGGGGTTCACGGCCCCCGCTTCTATCAGTAACTGAACCGCCCGTTCCGGCGGCAAACTATCCTGGGCGACTCGGGCCAGTCGGCCTTCACGCTCATGGAACCACTGCTGTAAATCATCAACTCGTTCTGCAAGTTGCGTTGCCATCATCAACTCCTATCAACGCTATTTGTACATGTTCCTATTTTACCGTGAACCGCTTATCCCCCTTCCGTTATCGGCTTGACCACCAGGCGGCGCTTGCCGGTTTTGCCCACGCGGTGCGTGGCTGCCACGGTCCCATCACGCCGGTTGATCTGCTCATAGTTATTACCCATCGCCTGCACAATCTGGGCATCCAGCCGCTTGGCCATTTGGCTGGCCGTTTGCTCCTGGCTTTTCCATGCCCCCCGCTCATCCAGCACCATCTCCAGGTGATCGTCAGCGGTCAGGATTAACCCCTGCTCGGGCGGCAGCCCCACAACAATGTCCGACCGTTGATCGGGCAGCGGGACATCATCACCGTGAACATATTGCATGAACCAGGCATCAGCGTACGCCGCCCATTCCTCGAACCATTCGGCGTTCGGGCTGACCTGGTACTGCCGCCAATCATTGCCCCCGATCAGGGCGCAAATCACGCCTTCAGGCGCACCGACGCAGCCAAGCTGCCACCAGACTTGTTGCAGGTAGTGTTCTGGAATGTTGCCCTCGGCCTCACTGCCTGACGGCCCCCATTCATCGGCCATCCATGCGCTCACGTTCTTACACTCCACCAGCGGATGCTCATGTGGCGGGCGCAGCGTATCGCCAGACCCATTCACATAGTAATCCGGTGTCGCGGCCACGTGATACTTGCTGGGATGCGCCCACGGGGTCACATAATCGTCAGCGAAGGCGTCCACCTTGCACTCATGAAGCTCGCCATATTTGGCCGCAATCAGCGGTTCCAACCGGTGGCCCCAATAAAATAGATCGTTGACCTCATCCTCAGTTACCGGCTGCATCTTGTCGGCCCAGACACTAAACGGGCCACCCCATGAGGCTGGGGCTGCGCCGGTCAACTTCGCGATATCCGAAGCCCCAATGAACAACTTCCTAGCTTCAAGCCATGCCATGCGTTCCATAATCGACTCCTATCTAACGTGGTTCAGTTTACTCCCAATTCCCTTCCGGCAACGGGTCAGCCTTCGGCGGTGCGGCCCGTTCGACCAGCGGCGGCAGGTCAGATTCCAGCCAGTACCTCGACCCATCAATCGGGTGGATTCGGGGATTGCGTAGCTTGCCCAGTCGCACCCATTTATAGACCGCCTGCCGGGTTATCCCGTGCCGGTCTGCAATCTGCGCGATGCGGAAATAAGGCGTGTCCTTCACGATGCCACCGTCCACCACGCCAGCAGCATGGCGCTGAAGACCATCACGGCTACCGTAGCCAGGGCGTCCTCGACCCACTCGGCCCGCGTTCCCCGCGCCACCAGCACACCTGGAATCCTCAGCGTGTAGATGCGCTGCGGTTGTCGCAGCGGAATCGTGGCAATGTGTTCAATCATCAGCGGGTTCATTGTGCGGTTCCTTTCGCCGGGTCATGCAATACCCATTCAACACGTCCGGCAGCCAGTCGGGTTCGCCGAAACAGCGCCAGCGCTTCCGGTGATCGCATGGCGCTCCGCACATCCTTAACCTCCACATCCAGCCCCACCACCTGGCACTGGGCGGCAATCGTTTGGGCATCGCAGTGATAGTGCCGCAGCAGCCCCTTGCAACGCTCAATGATCAGCGCATGTTTCTGGTCACGGGCCTTGCGTTCCTCACGCCTCCGCAGGTAGTTGCGAAGTTGCCTCATGTCAGCCTCCTCATCCTGGATATAGCGAACGCCATTGATCTCAACAAACGAATCACTGGCAAAGTACTTGTTGAACCGTTCCCCCTTAGCTCCTGGCGGCATCATCAGCCTCCGCTTGTCGCGCGCGCTGGCCGCGCTTTCGGAGACGTTCAGCCGTCCCGTCCTCTCGGCAGGTGTCGCAATACTGCTGGCGGTGAGGGTTGGGCTGACGGCTCGGTTCATAGAGATCCCCACACCCATCGCAGACATACTGGGGCTGCTCGCCCAGGTGGGCATTGATCGCGTCGCGTGCCGCGATGAGATCCTCACGGGTCACACTCATGATTGAAACGTCAGTGAAGCCCGTCTTGATCATCAGCACATCAAAGTCCTTGATGGTCGCAACCTCGAATCTGTACGGTTCAGGCTCAGGCTTATGCGTGTCGGGGCTATAGGTCCAGTCACGGGAGATGTTAAGCGTTGTCACGGCTGGTTTCCCCTCGTATGGCGAACCGGCAGTGGACGCCGCTGGCGATCACCTGCTCGGCCCACTGGGTTAGCTGATCCTGTGTTGGCATCTCATCGTCGCCATACACGCCCGCGTACTGCTCCCGGAACTCCGCAAAATAGGCCCGCACGTCGCGGGGATGCCCCCAGGTGTCGCCCTCCGCAAATCCGGTGGCGGCATTGATGTGGTCGATGTCGGTCATGTCGCTCCTCCAAACTATCAACGTATGCCCATCATACTGACCTGTTGCCATTATGCAAACCCCAAAGATCACAACCCAACAAAAAACCGCCCCCGAAGGGGCGGCTCTTTTTAGTGGTGGGGTTTCGGCTAACCCAGACCGCGACTTCCTGTGCCTTTCTCGTTGCGAGGCCGCACGTAATGGAAATGGCCGTCCAACCCTACGTGCCAATCTATTCGCATCACAACTCTCTCGGACACTTCCAGAGCCTTGTCCACGTCCTCTGCCTCAACCCCTGCAAGGAACTGTGGGTAAAACTCCACCTTGTGCAGACATTTCTTGCAGGTGATCTTCGTGCCGGTTGGCATTGGCCGCGTCGGGGTGTCGTCTCTAGCCGATCCGCAGTGGAAGGGGCTGTTGTGATGGTTCCAACCGATATGCACGGCTGAGCCTTTATATGCGCTGACTGGAATGTTGATGCGCTTGGTCGTCTTCTGGTTTGCCATGTGATTGATCTCTATCAACTGATGCCCTAATAGTACAATTGTGGTTTGCATAGTGTCAACTCACATTCCCAACAAAAAACCGCCCCCCGAAAGGGGCGGCTTAGTTGTCCTGCGGGTACGTTATCGGCTTAGTGCTTCGTTGGCCTCCCATGTCTCTTTGCGGTCATGTAATGCAACGGCGTCAATTGCTGTGTAGATATTTTCACCCGTGATCTTGCAAATTGCCTCACTCCATCGCGAATCGCAGGTAGCGACGAATGTTCCGCCTGACATATAGCCGGTGTGCGTGTCGGAGGTCTTCCCATCCTCTTCAACTGGGATCACTTTGACGGTGCGAGGCAAATTGCCCGGAACCAACAGAGCGGCTGGCGCGTGGTCGGCTGGCTCAAATGGGCCATCCACATTGGTGATGGTTAACTCGCTGACGCGCTCTGAGATGCCACCGTTGGCGCACTTGCTGTAGAGGCTGTTCCTGTAGATCGAGACTGTCAAACCCATGATCAACTCCAACGAACTATCAACTGATGGCGTAATCATATAATCGGGGTTTGCATTGTGTCAACTGCTATCGGGCCATAAAAAGCCAATCCCCCTGCCGGAGCAGAGGGGTCAGCCCGTTGATAGTGTGGACGCATGGCAATGCAGAACCACGAACCCATTCTAGCGCAATCAGGGGCCAGTCTTACCGCACGGGCGCGACAAACCCGAACAGCAATATCCAGCACGTGAGAATGAGCAGGACAGCCAGCCCCACCCGCTCATCGTTGGTCAGGGGGTCGCATTTCGCACCGTCCCTGGGGCCACCCAGGTGTCCGGCCAATACAGCCTGCTGTAACAACAGCAACCAGCGGAATTGCCGCACGCTCCCAAACCAGCGGAAGCCGTCAGGCGGTACACGCCTCGTACGGCGGCTGGGGTTCGCGTTGTCGTTTCCTGTAGGTGGCATAGGTGGTCACCGCCAACACAGCAATCAGAATCAGGCTACTTCTTACCGTGATCCGCAACCCCTTGCCCGACCAAATACGCCGATACGATCACCATCAAATTCTGCCCGACCTGCTGGGCCTGCTCTGGTGAGATCCAAACGGCCAGCACCTGCACAACCAGACCGACAACGGCAACCCACAATTTTCTTGATTGGAGTCTCGGTGGAATGTTCACATCACGCTCCTAACGCTGCTGTGCGCCCCATAGGGGCGATTTTATCCGCTTTTGGGGTATGTGTACCCCTAAATCTTTCCAGCCCATTTCTCGTTCAATTCGGCCAGCTTGGGGCGGTCCTCGGCTGGGATGTTTTCACCAGCGCGGTTCATGGCTCTCACGGTGAACCCGAGATCGCCCATTGCGTCAATCATCTTGTTGTAGTTCAACTCGGCCCTGGCTCGCTCTTGCCGAACCTCAGCTTCCAGCTTGCTGACTCGTTCATCCACGTTGTCATCTCCTATGTCGCGGCCTTCACCATACGGTTCAGGCATGAATGGCCCGGGGTCGATACAAAAGCTTCCCCAGCGTGTCGGGTAATAGGCCACGCCATACCGTTCCGGCTGGTCGCTGACTCGCAGTTCTAGATGCAAATGCGGGCCGGTGGAGTACCCACTGGTGCCGCCCTGCATGAGTTGGGTGCCAGCCGTGATGTCATCCCCGACGGCCACGCTTGCGGTGCCTGGGACGCCGTGAGCGTAGCGACTGCGGCCAAAGTCATGGGCCACTTCCACCCACAGCCCGTAGCCATGCTCGTCCCATCCCACCACGGTGACACGACCATCAGCCACCGTGAAAACGGGCGTGCCGGATGGGTAGGCGAAGTCCCACCCGTTGTGGCCGCCGTACCCCCAGCGGGAATAGATGTCGGGATTCTCACCCCACTTCTGACTGATCCAGAATGAATCCTCGGGACACGGTAGAACCAGCCTCATGTCGCCACCCTTAGAAGTGGAGGTTGAACCGCTTGCTCTGGCGGTTTATGCGGCTGCGCCGGTAGGCCGCCTCGTTGCACAACGGGCAGGCCCAGCGCACGGCGCGGGATGCCGCGAACGATTTGCGACACCAGCTTC